TTAGCAGGTCTTGCGTCACCACCGCGCCTCGCATGTCAAACGTAACGCTACCGCGCGACCCGTTGTCGTTGCCGTGGCTGATGTTGACCATCTCACCGGGCGTCGCGCGGAACCTGACGAGCTGGCTGTCAACGCCACCGGACCCGCCGACCGTGAAGTTCCCGCCGGTCGCAAATCCTGGGATGCTGGAACTGTTGCCGCCGCCAAAGATGGCGCTGACGATCTGGCCGATTGACGATCCGATGCCGGAGCCCGAACCGCCGCCCATTGAATCGCTGAACAGCTTGAAGATAAGGTCGGCGAGGTTGTTTAGGGCTTGTTCCAGGCCGCGCTCGGCGCCCCGGCGCATCCACTCGCGCACGCCGTCTTCGCCATCGCGAAGGGCGGCCAGCAGCCCGCCGGAGAACATCTCGCGGAAGGCTTCGCGGTTTTGATCCTTGGTCGCCTCAATGGCCGACGTGACGCTGTTGACGCCATCCGCCGACGATTGAAACCCGGTCGGGTTTGCATCCACTCGCCTCGCGTTAGCCGCAAGGTCTGCTACGTCGAACGTCGTCTTGGGATCGACCACGACCGGTTCGGGTAGGAAGACGCCCCCTTGCATGGGGAAGTTGCCGTCGGGGTATGCTTCGCGAATAGACGCTTCAGTGAACCGGCCCTCGGCAATCAGGGCGGCGATATAGTCCGGGAGCTTGCCGGTAAAGCGCGGCTTGCCAGCGGCGCGCGAACGGGAAGTCCCGCGACCACCACCACCGCTGCGATCAACACCGCCGCCCCCGCCTTGCGGTCTCAGGGCATCGAACGAAGCCTGGGTGCCCATGCGGTCGCTAATGGCGCTATCGCCGAACTGCGTCGGGTCGTACCTCTCAGCGTCGGAGCGCAACAGGGCGCTTTGTCGGGTTGGCCGTCCGCCGTTGGCCGCTTCCATCGCAGCGGCGCGTTCCCGCTGGCGAGCCGCAATATCCCGGCCCCTGCCCGCTTGATACTCGCGCATGGCCTGCGTGGCTTCCCTGATCTTGTCGATCAGAGGCTGGAAGTCCTTCGCCGCATCGTTAAGCCATGTCGCCAGACCGGCGAACGCAATCGACAGATGCGCGGTGATATAGTCGCCCATCACCTCCAGCTCGCGGTTGGCGTCAGCGGCCTTCGCGGTGAGTTCGTTGGACATGACCAAGCCGAGGTCACGCGCCTTGGCGGCCAGTCGGTCGATTTCGTCACCGCCCTTCATAAGCAGCGGGACCAGATCCTCGACGCCCATCATCTTGGCGATCTTCACGCGCTCAGCCGTCGAGCCCAGAGCCTTGATCTTGTCGGCGAGCATCGGCAGGAAGTCGGCGGCGTTGTTGACGTCGGCCAGGCTTTCCGGCGTGATGCCCAAAGCCTCGAACACCTTCTTGACCTTGGCGTCACCCACGCCTGACTTGTAGGCGCCCAAGGCGACGTTCAGCCCTTGCAGCGATTGGCTAAGGGCCTCCGTCGTGATGTCGTTCTCTTTGGCCGCGAAGGTCAGTTCCTGAAACTGCTCAGCGGTCACGCCAATCTTTGTCGCCGTGGCGTCCAGATCATCGGCAAACTTCAGCGCCGCCTGCATCCCCTGAAACGCGACAACAGCCGCGCCAACGCCAGCACCGGCCACCAGGCCCGCCGCCCCGATCTTGTCCAGAACCGTGCCGACAGGACCCAACCCCGTTCCAAACTCCCGGCCAAGGTCGGAGACGTTGCCCGCCATCTTGCGGGTGTCGGCGTCAAACTGGCGAAGCTTGGTTTTCGACCGGTCGATGCCCTTGTCGAAGGCCGCCGTCTCTGCCGTGAGGCTTACCCGGAGGGCGCCGATCACCGAACCTGCCATCAAGCATCCTCCGGCGGTGGTCCGAACATAGCGTGGAACACGGCTTCGATTTCTTCAGGGGTCTGACGACGGGTCGGCGGCTTAACGCCGGTCACGAACAGGCTAAGGTCTGGGAAGTCCTTGGCGCGGGGAAGCGCCGCAGCGTGCCAGACACACCAGCGTTGAAACTCGCGCTCAGCCTTTGCGGCCTTTAGGCGCGCGTCCATCCAGATGCGAAACCGCCGAGGCGTGAACCGCCAGAACTGCTCCTCATCGGTCCCGCCGAGTTCAAAGTAGACGCTCAGCGCGCCTTTGATGCCCCGGTCTTGGGCGACTTCTTCCGAGCCGGGGCTTCCAGAGGGTTTAGGCCGAGCGTCTCCGGGATAGAACCGACCGAGTAGGCGTCGGCAATCAGTTCCCGAACGACCGGCATCGTCAGCTTCTTGACCAGATCGGCCGCGTCAATGAAGCGCGTCTTCGGATGGTGTCGCTTCATGGCGCCGTAGAACGTCGAAATCGTAGCCAACGGACCATTGCGATCAGCATCCGGCGTTAGCACAGTTTCGATTTGACTGAGGGCGTAGATGTCGAGGACGAGCGTGTATTCCTCGCCCTCGACATCAAAGATCACCTCGCCGGTGATCTCATTTTTCACGGACTGCACTCTTCATCACCCGTAGGTCGGAACGCCGGTGAACTTGACGGTGAAGGTCGCTTCCAGCTTCCCATCCGCGTTGACGGCGCCGGGGGCGTAGTCAGTGACAAAGCACTCGACCGAAATGAACTTGTTGTTGGGGAACAGCGGGCGGAACGTCCGCACAAGACGATCAGTCGCCGCCGTGTAGAGGATGATGTCGGTCGCGTTGCCGGGGGTCCAGCTAATCGTCACCGACGCCTCGCCCGCATCGCTCAGGGTCGAGAGATATTCCCGATAACCCGAGGTCGAGGTCAGGTGAGTGGTTTCGACCGTGGCGACCGACACGTTGATCGGCGTAATGCTGACGACCTCGCCAAGCGTGGTCAGGGTCCCCGCCGCGTTATCGAGTTGCAGGGTCGTGTTGTAGCCGGTGATGGCCATGTGAGGGGCTCCATTTTAAGGATTGCCGACGTCATCACGACGGGGCGCTTCGCCTTGCCAAAGGGCGTGTTTAGGCTCAGGGGCTGGTGTGCCAGACCTGAAAGTCAATGCCGACGCGATGGACGCGGTGCGATGGGGTTGGGTCTTCGTAGCTCTGCCGCTCGCTCAACTGGAACAGCGAGAAGTCGATACCGCTAGCCGTAAACGGGGCCTTGGGAATTGCCGCCTTGACCGCGCGGGCAATAGAGAGCGCCGCCAAGGCTGTTTCTGCGTAGCAGTCTACCTGCACTCGGCTTTCGGCCAGATCCGATTGCCCAGAGGTGTGATAGACCGGGACGCTCGATACCTTGGCCAGCACGACCCGCGATCCGGCGTCAGATTGAGACGATACCACCCAGCGGATTTTCTGCCCCACCAGGGCGACCAGCGCGGCATCGGCTAGCAGGTAATTACGCAGGGCCTCTTCCATTTAGCCCCTCGCCAGCTTTGCCGCCTTACGCGCCGCGCGTTCGGCTGTCTTGGTAATCTCAGCCGCAAGGCCCGCTGTCAGGTCTTCCAGAAGCTGACCCTTACCCGCGTCCCAAGCCGGGCGCATGTAAGGCTGAGCCGGTTGGCTTACCGTCCCAAACTCCTGCATAATCGCTTGCGGGTAGCCTTCACGGGTCGGACCCATCCAGACGGTGACTTGGCCATCTTTGAAGCCGAAGCCCTTGGTCGCCATTGACCGCCCGGCTTTGAGCGTGTCGCCGACCTTGATGGCCCGGTGAAGGTCTGGCGATGGGGTGCGGGGATCGTCCGGCGCGAGGCCCGAAGCCTCATCGGCCATCGGCTGTAACGCTTTCATCATCGCGCGCCGAACAGTTCCCCGCGCCGTCGCGGTCTTCATTTCCTGTAGCGCCGCGTCGAGTGCTTTCAGGCCGTCAACGCGGATGGTCACTAGAGCGCGACGCCGGAATAGTTGAAGCTAAGCTGCATGACCGTCGTGGAGGTGGCGATGCCGATGGTGCAGGGATACTTGCCCGAGGTCAGGTCAGCGACCGGGCAGATGCCGCCAGGCGTGGCCGACAGGTAGTAAACCACGCCCGGCGTCATGGTCGCCCCGAGCGTGACGGAGCCAGACCGCATGTAAACGATGGGCTGGTTGGCCGATGAACCCGTGAGGGCCAGCGCCGTCGCCTGGCGCACTTCAGCAGTGCCGGAATCGTTGTCCGCAAGCTTCCAGGTGTTAGTCGAGGATTCCAGATAGATCGGCTTACCGGCGGCGATGGTGGCGCCCGCAACGCCGTATTCCGGCACATAGGGCGCGACGGGAACGCAGTTGGCTGCGGTGATGCTCAGATCGGCCATGTGTCTATTCTCCGGTCACGGTTTCGGCGGGCTGAGCCGTCGCCGGTTTGATGGGCTTTTCGGGGGCCTTGGAGGCGTTGCGAAGGGCGATCAGGGAGGCGAGGTTTGCGCCGCTGACGAAGTAGACGCCAAGGGCCGTCAGCTCGGCCTCCACGCTCTGTTGCGTCGGCGTGGTATCGATGGGCGCCGGGGCCTGAATAACCGCCTTGGCGTAGCCCGCCTGGATAAAGCGCACGGCTTCGGCGTCGGTTTCGGTGTCGATGATCTGGCCAGCAAGCAAGCTGCCGTCCTCGCCGATTAGATCGGCGGTCATTTCAATCTTCATGGCAAAGCCTAGCTGTAAAGGTTGCTTTGATCGGCCCGCGCGCAGGCGGTAATCTCGATGCCTTCGCGGCGTCCGATTTCCTTGACCGCGACCACCTCAAACTCTCGCCCGTCGCACACAACGCGGTCCTTCGGGTTGAGGGTTGACCAGTTCAGCGACCAATAAACCTGAAACCGCGTAGTGATCTCAGCGCCGACCTGTTGCGCCCGAACCTTTTCGCCGTCGCTGATGTCGGCTTTGCTTGCGCGGGCAGTGGCAAAGGTGGTGAACGTCTCGACCGGCTCGCCTAGTGCGTTGTTTCCGACCGCTCGGCGCCGCAGGATCAAAGAGCGGTCAAGATCCCCGGCCCTCATTCGTCGATCCAGTAATCAGCCAACAGCAGCTTGGCCGTCGCCTCATCGGGGAACTTCAGCCACCCGGTTGAGCCGCCTGCGAAGATCCGCACCGGGTTCTCAGGCGTCACCGCGTACAACGCCAGCTCCTCAGTCACGAGCCAAGGAGCGACGTTGACGTGATAGCCTTCAATGGTTCCGGTGACAGGGCGGACGCCGTCAGCGTCGGGCTCGCCGTGGGTGTAGACGGTTATTGGCCCATCGATCAGGCTCTGGTTCCAGCTCATGTCGTGAGGCTTTGCAGTTGGGCATCCGGGAGGGCGCGGTTGTAAATGCGGATGCGGGAGATGGTGCCGTTGATGTTAATCCCGCCAAACCCAAACACTGAGTTTGAGAGCGCAAGGTTTGCCATAGTGGCGGGCGGATTTACGGATGTGTCCGCCGTTGCAAGCGTCCCGTTCACGGCAAGGTTTACGTCATTGACGGCATACCGCGCCGCCATTTTCTGCGTTACGTTTGCCGTGACGGTCGCGCCTATGACCAGCGCCGTCGTCGAGCTGCTTTCGCGCACATACGCCAGCCCAGACGTCGCAAGATATTGGCCAGCGCCGTTCGCAAGCGTGCCCCAGTTGACGATATCGACGCCCGAGGCGGTGCGGGGGACGTTAAACTCGGATACAACCGAGTAAGGCGCGGGTGCGCTCAACCCCGTGAAGTTCACATTATCCGCCGCCCGCGTTACCGCCGCTGTTGTGGTTGGGATGGGGGAGGATGCTCCGGTTCCGGCTTCGAGTTGGGCTTGCCACGCATAGATGGCGATGTTGCCGTTTACGCCTGTGTAACTCGCCGTGTTGTCCGCCGACATGGCACAGATAGTTGTTGTTGAACTAGTGCTCGCAGCCGAAGTAAACACGCCCGCGAGGCGATACCAGCCGTTCGGGAGCGTTTGGACGGACCAAGTAGCCGGACCCGCCACCGTCCCCAAAGCCCCCGTTGACAGATTAATGTCCCCGGAAATGTCCGTTGCGCCGCTCAGAACGCGCACGCGAGCCCAACTGCGCGTCCCCGCTTTCAGGTAGGCGCTCACCGTGTAAACGGTCGTAGTCGCCACGGTCGTAAAGATGTTCACTTGGTGCTGCGACGTTGCGCCGTCTTCCACAAGCGCGTCAGCGTTAGTCGTGCCATCTGGTGATGCCGTGGCGTTGGCCGTGACGGTCACGCCTGACTTTACCCAAGTCGCTTCGTCAAGCGTTTGCGACTGGCGTGCGTTGTTTGTCCGCGCTTCCTCTACGAGGATGCCCTGAGAGGCCAGCGTTACCGGGTCGTAGACAAGGCGAGGGCCGTAGTATGCCGCCGTGGTCGTCGGGTAGTAGGTGCTGGGGGTCGTCTGGTAGGTGACGGCTTCTACTTGCGGGCGCCACGCCAGCAAATCCAGCGTATTGGGGCACGCAGGCACTTGCGCGCCTTTTAGACCGATGCCACAGGTGTTTCCCGCGCCAGGGTTTCCCGCAATGAAGTATTGCGCCCACGTCCCCGTTACGGTTTTGATCTCCGTAACCGACCCCGCCTGCATGTAAACGGTCTGCGTAGAACCATCCGCAGTTCGCAACCACGCCGACATTACGCAGTTGATCCGAATGATCCCGCTTGGCCCCTGCCCGACAAAACTAACGTCTGCAGAAGTGGTTCCGCCGCCCAAGCTGCATTGCCAGCGCGCCGCCGTCATCGTGCCATCGGGCGCAAGGGCGTAATTGCTCGTCTTGGTCGGCGCTACGCCCACCCCGCCGTTAACGGCGTTCCACGACGCGTTGCCGCAGTCCTCACTTTGGAGGAACAGATTATTCGGCCCGTAGACCAGCTTCCCCGTCGCGTCGTAGCCCATAGCGAGGGACGCACGGGTGAACGTAAAGCCGGGAAGCGCAGTCAGGTCGCCAGCGGATGCCGCGCCCGCCTTATACCTGGACGCGGCGAAGTTGAGATCGACGTAAGTCGATACCCCTCCGCCCAACAGAGCCGTGCGCCTTGCCGTAGGCATTTGCGCTAGTCCTGCAAGTCGTCGAGGGTGACGGTAAACGTCCCGGCACTGGTCGGGGTATAGGCCGCGCGGGCCTCCAGAA